TTTAAAGCTAAAACCTAGCCATTTTAGCCATTTAATGTTTGTTTTATGCTCAGTTGTTATAAAATTAGCCACATACTCATAGTCTGATAGAAAGTAATCAGCCCATTTTTTAGTACGTTTAGTAAAATATTTCCAGTGTTTGTCTAATTCTTCAGACGATAACATCCAAACTGCACCATGCTTTGGATTGTCTTTATTAGAAACAACACCAAACATAGCAACTACCTTTCCGTCATTTAATACAGTGTAAGTATTTACATTCTCTCTTGAATAACGGAATGGTGTTACTAATGCGAATAAAGGATCGTGTCCCATTAACGCTATTTCGTATTTATCTATGTCTCTAAGTTTAAAAGCCAACTCATAAGCGTGAGCTGGAGTTCCCTTTTCGACATAAAGCATTACACTTTTCCAGCCATATTAAGCCTAGCCCATGCTTGGTCAACTCTATTTACATACTCTTTATCTCTATGTCTTTGGTCATAATAACGTTTATCATTCATCATTTCCTTAACATCATTAACACCTAACTCTCTTTCTGGTTGTGCTACTGCTTCAGACCTTACATTACTAGAGTTCATGCTTTCTTGCATACGCTCTAAAGCTGCAATGCCTTGTGCTGTTTGTCCTAAGGTACTAGCTATAGTTTCATATTCTTCTGGAGGAAAGAATGAAGATGCCCAAGCATTAACAGCATTCAATCTATCAGTAGAATTTTCTCCTAATTTTTCAACTTCGGCATTTAAGTCAGGCTGATTAGACATCATTGTGTCAATGTATTGATTAACTCCGTCTTCAAACTCTTCTTGAGAAGCTCCGCCCTCAAAGCATTTCTGTCTCCACCAGTCAGTTAAAGGGTTAGCCTCTACCATTTCTTCTGTAATACCCTCTACTAATTTAGGTACTGCATATAGATTAGCTTCTTCTGGAGCATTTGCTCTTGCTTCCTCAGTTAACTCAGCAATAACAGATTCTTTCATATCTTCTGTTTTGCCACTAGCAAACTTCTCTAAGTGAGCATATGACTTAGCCATATCTTCTAGGTTAATTTCACCTGCTTCAGCATTCCAAAACTTTTCTGGTATGATTTCAGGTCTTTCCATTACGGGTTCAGTTTCACGTGAAACCTCTTCTGTCTCTACTTGTTGTTCTGGTGCTATACCTTGTACTTCTTCTTCACTCATTTATATTCTCCTGTACTTTGTTTTGGCTTACGCCTTTGTTAACTCTTCTTTGGATAAGACCTACTAAATAGCGTTGTCCCTCCAAATGCCTTAAGTGTTGATCCGTTACTTCTGGACCAGCTACTGCTTCTAGGGTTAATGATTTAAGATACTTAAGAATAAAAGAACCACCATCCGTGTTGAACATTTTGTAAAACAAAGTATTTAAGTTCTCCTCATCTTTAGGGTTTCTTTGCAAATTATCTAAACCTATAAGCATATTGGGCTTTTTCTCTGACATATTTACTCCTTATTGTTCGGGAGGTGCTTCCTCCTGAGATTGTTGTTGTTGTTGTTGTTGTTGCATCATTTGTTGCATTTGTTGCGCAGCTTCTTGCATTTCTTCTTTGGAACGTATGAGTTCCTCTGGAATACCTAACTTTTTAGCTACATACTTAGCTACTTCATCTTGTTTTATTAAGATATTCATAAGTTCTGGACCTACTCTGCCTTGTATCATTGCTAAAAATCTATCTATATTAGCTACATCTGATTGATGTTGTGCTTGTGCTAGTGGGCTAGAGGACTGAACCTTTATTTCTCTACCGTTAATAGAAGGTATTTTAATACGACCTTGCTTTTTAAGGATATAAACTACTCTTTGTAGTACAGGTGTTACCATTTCTGATTGTAATCTTCCAAAGGCTGCGCCTATTTGACGAGATAAATCAGCTTGTCTTTCTGCTACNTCAGTAGCTGACATAGGTGTTTTCTCATTAGCATTGCCTAACATGTCATTATATAAGGCTTTTTTAATATTAGTTCTCATATCCCTTAACACTAGATCGCTTACATTAAAGTTTCCAGCTGGAGCTATGGGTGTTAAGCCTTGTGAACCAGCAGCTTTAGGGATTATAGTTCCCGGAATCAATTGAATGTTGTCTACGTTAATAACGCCGTCATCTTCTACTTGATACATACCTGAGATAGACATTTGTGCATTCTCTAATATTAACTCTACTACTAAGTTGGCAGTTTTAATTGCTGGTAAAGCTAACATTAATGGTCCACGACCATAAGTTTCTCCAGCACATTTACTCCATCTGTAAACAATATAAGGGTTTGCTCCAGCACCTTTAAAGATTTCTTCGTATATTTTCATTTCATACATCTTNGCAATAGCACAGAAATGATACTCCTCTTCTTTNGTGTTATAATAATTTCTATAGACTATNTCAATAACTTCACATTCTTTATCTGGACTTTTTTCCATGTCAGTAATCATTCTTTCGTCAAAGTTTCCTTGAGGATAAGCAACAGGAAGCATAGACATCTTAATTATTCTTCTTCTAAATATATGGTCAATCTTGTCATCGTGTCCAGAAGTCATACAAACATGAGGTAATGGGACTGCTTTAAAATTAATGGGATTAACAGCATCTCCTTCTTCAACCAGTAATACTCCTGTTCCTAAAGCAATGTCTAGAAAGGATTCATGTACTTCTTGGGAAAAGTTAGATTGTTGTAGTATCTCGAATACATAATCAGTTACCTCGTCTAACATGAGATTAACTTCTTTTTCTGATTCTTTGGGTATTTCGCTACCCGCTACAAAATCAGCCCATCTAGCATAGTTTGGTACTATTCCAGACTGTAACCTTGAAGCAAATTCTTGTACTCCTACTACTGCGGTTTCATCAAATATTCTATCTGTACGTTTACGACCAGCAGATTCAGAAAAAAAGCTTTCTCTTTGTGGTATAGCGTATTCGTAACATTCTTCAAAAGATCCATTCCATTGGTCTTTTATTTGTTTTGCATGTGCATATCTGGCTAGTAACTGTTTAACAGTTGAATCATTAGGGCTAATCTGTGGATCTTGTAACGCTTCTATTACCATTATGAACCCAAGGTGTCTTTAGACATTATTGATGAATCAAGTAAGAATCCTTGACCTCCCTTTGAACCTGACAATAATGAACGTCTACCTCTTTTTCCGTAAGTAGCATTAACTCTTTGTTCGTATTGTTCTTTTTTAAGCAGAGTAGTTGCGTTTTGCTCAGTTAATCTGGCTCTTCTGCGCTGTTCTTTAGCCTCTTCCTCAATACGAGGATCAGGCGGCGGTGGCGGCGCTGGTGTTCTACTTCCTCCTCCTCCTCCACACATATCATCTTCTCCTATCGTAAACGCTCTTTGGTTTTACATCAAAGACGTTAAAGTTTCTTTTCGCTACCCTAGGTTTACTAGTTTTGCCCCCAATTGTCAATGCTCTTCCTTCTCCAGCACCTAATAACATGTATTGTAGTGCGTCATGAACATGAGAAAATCTATTTTTATTTGGTTTGTCATCGTATCTTTCTCCTGATACTTGCATTCTTCTGTAATGATATCCTCCATCAAATCCTTTTATTAGGTTATTGCATTTTGGATCAATTAATATTCCTGAATCTCCATCTATCATTCTGGACAAAGTACAGTTAACACTCTCTAGTCTTAGTAATACATCATTAGAATCTGTTGGTCTTGCGTTAATTCCTCTACCTCTAAGTATCTGAAAAGGAGTTGATTCATCTGTTTGAGCCCTGTGGTCTCCAGCTGGATCGCCAAAGATAACAAAGTTTCTAGGTAAATACTCTGCCATTTTCTGTTTCATAAGGTCTGAGAACCGTAATATACCCATATCTTCCGCTACTAATTCATCAATGATAAGCCATCTACCTCTAATTCTTTGTCCAAACACACAAGCTGGAGTCAATCCAAAGTCTATTCCTACGTGTATAGGAACATCTTTCATAATAGCTACATCTCCTTTGGCTACATGTACGTCTTGTCTAAACATTTCATAAACAGATTTACCGTCAGAAATCTGACCTAGTTTGTTTAACACATAAACATCTATCCATGATTTAGTTTTACCTCTAATAATTGAAGCATAATAGTTAGGAGTAAGGTTTTTACCGTTTTCTTTTCCATCATAATCCTCATAAGTATCTAACTTACCGTCTTTTAATACTTCTAACATTGCCGGAGGCTGATTAAAGAATCTCCATGTGTCTGGCTTAACTAACATTTTAGCTTCTTGTTTAGTTATATAATCAGGCAATATTGTTTCGCCAGATAGAATTGACCACCAATGATCCGTATCAGGCGGGTTAGTATCGCAAATAACACCATACCAGCTAGGTCCNCCNTCTCTCATAGANGGATATCTACCTACCCTCATGGTACAAGCATCAACAATTGATTTTGGAATTTCTCTTGCTTCATTAACCCATACACCTGTTAACTCTAATGATAAGAGTTTTTTAACATCTTCCGGTCTATCTAGGGCTATAAAAATAACTTCTAACTCTATTTCTCCTTTTTTAATCATGTGTGTATACGGTACAGACCAAGCAAATCTACCCCATACATCTTCATCAAACCAATCTAGCCATGTTTTTATGGTAGTAGTTTTAAGTTGTGGGTTAGTGTTACGAATGACAGCCCATCTAGATTTGCGTTTGCCATCAGGTCCGGGCTTTTGTTCTAAGGCTCTTCTCATTATCTCTATACAACAAGATACAGATTTACCACTACCTACAGGTCCACGAAGACCACGAAAGAAAGAATCGTCTTTCATGAATTGTTTAATTATTTCGCCGTCTGGCTTATAGTTTAATGATCCCATCGTCTGTAATAACCTTTTTGTTAGTTACCATCTTATATAATTGTTCTAGTGTTACGGGAGTTAAGGTTTCAAGCACCTTATCAGCCTCATAATCGGTTACAAAGTCTTTAGGATAGTCTTTCATGTATCTGAGTTTAACAGCTGTTCTAAGCTTCTTAAGACCGTCTAAAGAGTATTTGTTAAGTTTTTCTAGCGAGTGAGCCATAATTATTTAAGACTGTCCGGGAATAGTTTTATATTACCTACTGTGCTTTTTTGGTTTCTAACACCTGTTATGAATTTTCTAAAAGCTTGTTTACTCCATTTTCTAGTACTACCCATTAACAATCTAAACTCGTCCTGACCTAATTGTTTAAGATTTGCCATATCCTTAGCAGTTGTTGATTTCTTGTTAAGAACAACCATTGCACCAACGTTATCATATTTTTTTAATTTTCCAACTATAATACGTTTAGCTATATTCTTTTTTTGTGACTTAGGTGTTTTAAATTTACTTCTTAAATAGCCTCTTACATGGTCAGAAACTGACTTAGTTACTCCTTCTTTAGTAACTAGATTACCTACTTCTTGTGGCTTACTAATAATACTTATAATAGTTCCTTTTTCGTTTCTAGTAATTGTGTCAAACTTTTCTTTGCTAAATTTATCAGCAAGTTCTTTTGAAGACAATCCTGTGCCTAACATGTTTTTTCTTTTTAAAGCTTCTTGATTTCTTAACTCTAAAGCTTCTTTTGCTTTTTGAGCTTTATTCACTCCCTTTTTAGAAGCAGAAGCAATATTACTTGGTAGCCGAGCTGCCATCTCATATAACTCTTGTTTTGTAAAATCTTTGTTAGGAGTATTAGCTCGTTTAATCTGTGCTGTATAAGTGTCTAGTGCTGACACTTGTCTGTTGCCAATAGAAACGTGTTGCCCACCTTTAAATTTACCGGCTCTTATCCATTTTAAAGCAGCGTCTGTTTGACTAGCTTTGGCATAAGTTTCAGCTGTATAAAGACCTTTTTTAGGTATGTCAGTTTGTATAACGCCTTTACTACCTCTTGGTCCATGAGTTTGTGATGCTTTTTCAACAGCTTGTTTGTTAGTAGTACCCATGTTTATCTTAACTTTTGGATCTGTTCTTTTAATAACTTCTCCTATTAATTTAGAAGAACGGTCAGAACCTATATAGGCATCGGTTAAAGGAGTTCCTTTGGTTTCTAGCTTAGCCATATTGCCTCTTATTGAGTTAATAATGGCTCTTTTTTCTCCAAAGGCTTCAGCAGTTGTTTTATCGTATTTGACATTAACATGATGAATGTTTTGATCTTTTTCCATGATTGCTTTATCTTTATAGGCTTGATTAAGGCTTCTTTGTTTAAAGTCTTTTTTAGAAACACCTTGTTGTAAGTTTAAATATTTATTGGTAGTACCCATGCCTTCTTTGGGATTTAAGTATTTAGAAGCCAACAATCCTTCTTTATCATAATAAACCTTAATACCTTGTTCCATTTCATTTCTTACAGCTACGCCGCCTTTTTTAAATTTTTTAAATGTTGGAGCCTGTAAAGGGTTTGGATCTACAAATTCTTTATTTTTTTTACCACCCTCATAAATACTTCTACTACGTTTTTTATTAACTTTAACGCTTATTGGTAAATAAGTTTGTATAGATTTTTCACCAGCACCTGTTTCAACCCTTGTGGGTACGCCAGCTTTTCTAGCTTGGTTTATTGTATTTTGAGTCCCAGCACTTTTATTTCTTTGAATAGCTAGTATTTGATCAGAATCATCTACTATCTGTTTGTTTCTAGCAAAATAATCCTTTGCTGTATTTGATTTAGGAGGTCTTGGTATAAAAGGTATGTTATTAGCGAGCGCATAACGTTTTGCTGAAGTATCAACCCCACCTTTGGGAGATTCTCCAGATACAATTTTTTTATGCGGTCCTGTTGCTTTTAAATGTTTAGCTACTAATTTATCAACTTGTGTTTGACTCATGCCTTTGAACCCCTCAAGTCTAGTACCAACAACTCCTGTTATCTTTCCGGGTTTAAGAGTTACTTTCCCTGGAGTAGCAAACCCCATATCTTTATCTACTGAATAGCTTTGTCTAGCTTTTAAGATGGTTCCTGTGCCTGAAAACCCTCCTGTAGTTTTGTTATAAGCAGACTCTATATATTTACCTACCTTGGGTATTTTTGACAATACTTTACCCGCTCCGGGTACTCCAGCTACAGTCATCATGTTTAAAGGATCAGTATTACCCTTAGAAGCTTCATTGACAGCGTCAACGTAGAAAGCTCCCGTAATAGTTTTGTTAGCGTTTTTTGCTGCATAATTAACAGCTTTTGATGCAATTTTTTTAGCACCTTGCATGGCTAGGTATCTTGTAACCTGAGTTGCTGCAAATGGTAATAAGAAAGGTAAAGGCATATTATTGCTGGTTGTCTATTAACTTCTGAGCCATAACAGAGGCTTCTTCTTTAGTATAACCCTTAAGCATCTTATGTTCTATGTAATCTACAACTTGCTGATTACGTCTGGATCTTTTAATAGCACCTTCAACTTTTAAAATTTCTTTGGCTCTTCTATTGTTCTTTTCAATGCTCATTTCTTTTTAAGTTTTTCTCTGGCTAATCTATTAGCTTTTAAGGTTTCTCTGACTAAGTCTTTGTTATGAAATAAAGAAGTACTGTTACTCATACCAAACACATCTTCTTGATCCATTGGATGAAACCTTTGTGTTTTAGGATTCTTAGGATTAGGTTTTAGTAACCCCATATCTCTTGCTTTAATCCTTACGCCCGCTCTAAATTCCTTTTTAGTAATTGGAGTATATTTTTTTGATGGGTTAGGTTGCATTTTTCTAAGTAAAGATTTATTAAAATGGTTTTTTAATACACTGTAATCTTCAGCAAGATCAGAATATGGTCCTCTACTATTTTCTAATCCAACCTCATATTGGTTTTTTTCACGTCTTGCACCTTTTCTTCTTGGAGAATCATACTTTCTTTTACCTGACATTATGCCTGTCTTAGGATTGTTTTTAACTTTACTAAAGTGTTT